TGGTGGGATGTTGACCGTGCGGTAAAAACCTGTGTTAAGCAGAAAACTCCCACAGAGACACACGGCATTCAATTTATATATCAAAGTGGAATGCTCTTTATTGTTCTTCCTTCCGGTAGACGGCTTGCCTATGTAAAACCTCGTATGGGAGAGAATGTTTTTGGCGGTGAGTCGGTTACTTATGAAGGTGTCGGCGGAACGAAAAAATGGGAAAGAATCGAAAGCTACGGACCCAAATTTGTAGAGAATATTGTTCAGGCAATCAGCCGTGACATTTTGTGCTACGCCATGCAGACATTAAAGAATTGTTCTATTGTGGCTCATGTACATGATGAAATTATTATCGAAGCAGATATGAGAATGTCACTTCCTACCGTTTGTGAACAGATGGGACGAACACCAAGCTGGGCAAAAGGTCTATTACTTAGTGCCGATGGCTATGAATGTCAGTTTTACCAAAAAGATTAAATTAATTTTTAAAAATCCTCAACATTCATTACCTCCTGTGGCTATTAGGTAGAGGAACTTTCCTCTGACTAAATTACAGGAGGTAATTCGTATGGACGAATTAGTAAGAATCAACTATGAAAATCATCGACCAACCGTACTCGGTCGTGATTTACATGAAGCCTTGGAAGTCAAGACAGCGTATAAGGACTGGTTTCCAAGAATGTGTGAGTATGGATTTGAGGAAGGGTCAGACTTTAGCTCATTTTTGAGCGAAAGTACTGGAGGCAGACCAAGCGTAGATCATCAGCTTACCATCGACATGGCAAAAGAGCTATGCATGATACAGCGTACTCCAAAAGGAAAGCAGTGCCGCCAATACTTCCTTGATATTGAGAGGAAGTGGAATTCACCAGGGGCAATCATGGCAAGGGCACTACAGTTAGCCAATCAACAGCTAACTCAAATAAGACATCAAAATAAACTGCTTGAAGGTACGATTGCTGTTCAGAATCAACAGATTACAGAAATGAAACCGAAGGTGTCCTATTATGATGTGGTTCTAAATTGTAAAGACCTTATTTCCACATCGGCAATTGCTAAGGATTATGGCAAGTCTGCTATATGGATGAACCGTTATCTTCATGATAAAGGCATCCAGTTCAAGCAGGGTGACATCTGGCTTTTATATCAGAAGTATGCGGAGAAAGGCTACACCAGTACCAAAACACATAGCTACCTTGGCAGTAACGGAGAACAACATACAAAGGTTCATACTTACTGGACACAAAAAGGCAGACTCTTCATTTATGAACTTATGAAGGCAGACGGTATCTTACCACAGATAGAAATGGAGGGTGCGTAATGGGAATCAACAAATTCAATCCTGAGGGTTACCATGATCCAACTCCTCATGAAGCACTGACCAACATAATGAGAAAGGAAAAGGCAGATAAAAAATCTGCCCTTAAGCCGCTTGTATATATTTGTTCTCCCTATTCCGGTGATATAGAAGGGAACGTTGAAAAGGCTCGTAGCTTTTGTAGATTTGCCTTGGAGCAAAATTGTATACCAATTGCTCCGCACCTTATGTTTCCGCAGTTTATGGATGATGAAAACCTAAATGAACGGGAACTTGCAATTTTCATGGATATCGTGCTCATGGGAAAGTGCTCTGAGGTATGGGTGCTTGGGAACATCATCTCAAGCGGTATGGCAAGGGAGATTGAAGTAGCTAAAAAACGCAGACAGACGGTCAGATATTTTAATCCGGAGTATAAGGAGGTCGAAAGTCTATGAAAATTGCAGTGGGCAACAGCCGGATGGATAAAAAGTGGAAAAACAGTGATGTTTCATGGGAGGGTTTTTGCTCCCGTGTAAAAACGACACAACGTACCACGGAAACGGTAGAGGAATATCGGAAACTTAAAAAAGGGCAACAAGATGGTATCAAGGATGTAGGTGGCTTTGTAGGAGGGCATCTAAAAGAAGGAAGGCGAAAGAAGGGTAATGTTCTATGCCGCTCTTTGCTTACCCTCGATATGGACTACGGTAAGCCAGATATCTGGGAGCAAATATCAATGCTTTTCGATTTTAAATGCTGCGTCTACTCCACCCATAAACACACACCAGAAAATCCAAGACTTAGGCTTATTATTCCACTTGCTCGTGAAATCAGCGAAGAAGAATATGCAGCCGTTGGACGTATGGTGGCAAAAGAAATCGGTATTGACCTTTTCGATGACACGACATATGAAGCGCATCGCCTTATGTATTGGCCATCCACATCCTCAAACGGTGAATTTGTCTATGAAGAGCAGGATGGAGCATTACTTGACCCTGATATTTATCTTTCAAAATATGAAAACTGGCATGATACGTCAACTTGGCCAGTATCAAGCAGGCAGTCTGAAGTCATTAATCGCAGTCTTAAAGAGCAAGCAGATCCGCTTTTAAAGGAAGGTGTAGTAGGAACATTCTGTCGCGCCTATTCCGTTTGTGAAGCGATAGAGAAATTCTTAGGTGCAGTTTATGCCCCATCTGCAATGGAAGGACGCTATGATTATATCCCGGCTGACAGTAGTGCAGGTGTAATTATCTATGATGATAAATTCGCATACAGCCATCATGCCACCGATCCGGCAAGCGGTCTACTCTTAAATGCTTTTGACCTCGTTCGTATTCATAAATTCGGTTCTTTAGATGATAAGGTCTCCACTACTACGGCTCCCGGTAGGATGCCGTCTTTTGTAGCAATGTGCGAGTTTGCTATAAAAGACGATGCAGTGAAAGCTGAGTTTGCCAAAGAAAGACAGGCTCAAGCTGAAGAGGAGTTTAGCGATGAAGATTGGCAGACGGGATTGGAACTGGATAAGCAAGGGCGAATAAAAGACACACTGGACAACATTGTCCTAATTATTCGGCATGATGGGAATTTACAACATATAGCTTTCAACTGCCACCGTGATGGTATTGATGCCAAAGGTGGTTTGCCTTGGGAACAGATTAAGGCTGGCTGGAATGATTCAGATAACGCATTACTTAAAGTGTACTTAAGCAGTATGTATGGAGTTTATTCTCCTACTAAGACCAAGGATGCAGTGGTAGCTGTAGCTACGGAGAGAGCCTACCATCCTATTAAGGAGTATCTGAACTCCCTGCCAAAATGGGATGGTATCAATCGGGTGGAAAACCTACTTATTGAATATTTCGGTGCAACGGATAATTCCTATACAAAAGCAATTATTCGTAAATCAATGGTTGCAGCGGTAGCCCGTATTTATAGACCAGGTACAAAATTTGACAGTGTCCTTATCTTAAACGGACCCCAGGGCATCGGCAAGTCTACCTTTTTCGCCAAACTTGCTGGAGATTGGTTTTCAGACAGTTTGACCATTACAGACATGAAGGATAAAGCAGGTCCTGAAAAATTGCAGGGATATTGGATGTTGGAACTGGGTGAGCTTGCCGGAATGCGTAAGACCGATGTGGAGGTTGTTAAGTCTTTTATCTCTAGGACTGATGATAAGTACCGTGCAAGTTATGGAGTCAATGTAGAAAGCCATCCCCGTCAATGTGTGATTGTGGGTTCTACAAATGCAGAAAGTGGATTTCTTCGGGATATTACGGGCAACCGCAGATTCTGGCCAGTCCGCATTAGTGGTAACAGTAAAAAGAAAGCTTGGCAGATGACAAAAGAGGAAGTTCAGCAGATCTGGGCAGAGACACTGGTTCTTTATGAGAATGGTGAAAAACTCTACCTTGAAGGTGATGATCTACATTTAGCAACCAGTGAACAGGCTGATGCAATGGAAACCGACGAACGAGAAGGACTGGTTCGTACCTATCTGGATACCCTTTTGCCAGATGATTGGGATGCCATGTCTTTGTACGAGCGTAGAAATTTCCTTGGCGGTAGCGAGTTTGGTGGCGGCACCCGTGTTGGAACAGTAAAAAGAACCCTTGTTTGTAATATGGAGATTTGGTGTGAGTGTTTCGGTAAAGAGGCATCAATGCTAAAGCCTTCAGACTCCTATGCCATCGGTGCCATTATGAGAAAAATCAGTGAGTGGAACAAGTACACCGGGAACAAGAATGGTGTAGTGACGTTTCCTGTCTACGGAAAGCAGCGAGCTTATTCCCGAAATGAGGAACAAAGCTAAAGTTGTACCATACTTTGTTCTCAGACTTGTTCACTCGCAAATATAGATAAAGCAATAAAGAATGACGGTTTGGAACAAGTGGAACAAGAAATTACCTTTATATATAAAAGATGATAAAAAGAAGAGTGTAAGCCTGTGCATACGTATATACACGCGCGTATAGGAAAAATCGGTCAAAGTTGTTTTCTTGTTCCGAGCCTTTATATAGGAGGAATTTATGCTTGAAAAAGTTATCGAAAAGAAACTGGTGGCGGCGGTAAAAAAGATGGGAGGTATTGCGGCGAAGTTTGTTAGTCCTGGTTTAGATGGAATGCCAGACCGCCTGGTACTTTTGCCAAATGGGAAGATGGCATTTGTGGAATTAAAGGCTCCCGGTAAGAAACCCCGTCCGCTACAGCTTAGAAGAATAAAGCAATTACAACAGTTAGGATTTGCCTGCTATGTAATTGACAATGATGATCAGATTGGAGGGATACTCGATGAAATACAATCCTCATAAATATCAGACCTACGCGACCAACTTCATTTTAGAGCATCCCATAGCTGCAGTATTCTTAGAGATGGGTCTTGGGAAAAGCGTGATTACACTTACTGCTATATTTGACTTGTGCCTTGATAGTTTTGAAGTTGGAAAGGTTCTGGTCATTGCCCCACTCCGGGTAGCAAGGGATACTTGGCCAGCTGAGATAAATAAGTGGGAGCATCTAAAAGGACTGAAATTTTCAGTGGTAATCGGTACAGAGCAAGAGCGTCTTTCAGCACTTAGGAAACCTGCAAGTGTCTATCTTATAAATAGAGAAAATGTAGATTGGTTGGTAAACAAAAGCGATGTTCCCTTTACTTTCGATATGGTGGTCATTGATGAGCTGTCATCCTTTAAGTCCTACGGTGCAAAACGGTTCAAAAGCTTACTAAAAGTCAGACCAAAGGCAAAACGTATTGTGGGTCTTACGGGTACACCATCAAGTAACGGTTTAATGGATTTGTGGGCAGAGTTTCGTATTCTCGACATGGGTAAAAGACTCGGCAGGTACATAACTCACTACCGCAATTCTTTCTTTACTCCGGATAAACGTAATCAGCAGATTGTGTTTTCATATAAACCGTTACCCGGGGCAGAGGACGCAATATATCGGCTCATTTCGGATATCACCATTTCCATGAAGTCAGTGGATTTTCTGAAAATGCCAGAATGCGTGATCAATGAAGTGCCTGTATATTTGAGTGAAAAAGAACAATCGGTGTATAACAGCTTTCGTGAAGAGATGGTTCTTGCACTTGCTAGTGAAGAGATTGATGCCATGAATGCAGCAGTCCTTTCAGGTAAACTCCTACAGATGGCAAACGGTGCTATCTATGATGAAGATAAAAGTGCCCATTTAGTTCATGATCGAAAGCTGGATGCACTTGAAGACTTAATTGAAGGTGCAAACGGCAAACCTGTTCTTATTGCCTATTGGTATAATCACGATTTAGAGCGTATCAAAGCAAAATTCAATGTTAGAGAAATTAAGACTTCCAAGGATATTAAGGATTGGAACAATGGCGATATTTCTGTAGCAGTTATTCATCCTGCTTCAGCAGGACATGGTCTGAACTTACAAAGTGGTGGTTCAACTCTTATATGGTTTGGACTTACATGGAGTCTGGAACTGTATCAGCAAACCAATGCGAGACTTTGGAGGCAAGGTCAAAATGAAACAGTTATAATCCACCACATCATTACCAAAGGCACTATTGATGAAGATGTTATGAGCGCCTTGAAACGAAAGGAAAAGACACAGAACGACCTAATCAATGCGGTCAAAGCAAATCTTGGAAAGGCGAGGGAGGCGGTATGATGGATGCATTTGAAAAACTGGCGAATGCCATTATTCTACAAGCCGTCAAGGATTACCGATTTGCACTACAAAGATTGGCGAAATATCCTCGTAACAATTCTGCTTTATATACGAAACGTGAGGTTGAGCGATTCTTCCGTTCCGGGCTTTTCTCTAAAATAACCTCCCTTGAACCAGAAATGTTAATTCAAAAGCTACATGAGGAGGTGGTTAGGCGATGACGGCAAAGGAATTCTTAAAGCAGGCTTACCGTCTAAATGAATTGATAAACTCCGATCTTGAGGAACTACAGAACTTAAGGGATTTATCAAGAAGTGTTTCATCCCCGGTGCTTGAGGAGCAAGTTAGTAGAACAAAGAGTACAGACCCTCCTTTTGAAAAGTATGTGATAAAGATAGTAGATTTGGAGAAACAGATACAACAAGAGGTTGAACGCTTAGTAAAGCTAAAGACTGATATCCGAGAGGCTATTAACAGGATGGAGAATGTAGATGAAAAGCTGCTGCTTCGCTACCGATACATCAACTTCCTTAACTGGGAAGAAATCTGCGTTAACCTTAATGTGTCAATGCGTACTGTTCACAGACTTCATTCCTTAGCTTTGCAACACTTAAAGGTTCCAAAATAAAAAGTTGGCACACTTTGGCACAGTTTGGCATACGATGACACTGTTTGTCCGTAGTGAAAGCTATATAATGGTAGTATGGAATAATAGCAAAGAGCCTTCATGGGAGCACCACTCCTGCGAGGGCTTTTTCTATGGGCAAAAAGGAGGTGCAATATGCCAAAGAAACCCAAGCGACCATGTTCTTATCCTGGTTGCCCTGAGCTGACTGACGGTCGCTTCTGTGAAGAGCATGCTAAGAAAGAAGCTTCACGGTATGAGAAATATGACCGTGACCCAGCAACCCGTAAGCGTTATGGTCGTGCATGGAAAAGAATTCGTGACCGTTATATAGCCGCTCATCCTCTTTGTGAAGAGTGTAAGAAGAATGGAAAGCTGACTCCAGCAACTGAAGTCCATCACATTCTTCCATTGGCACGAGGAGGAACACACGATAAAAGTAATCTGATGGCGCTTTGTACTCCATGCCACTCTGAAGTCACAGCAAGAGATGGAGACAGATGGCAAACCCGGTAAGGGGGGAATTAAATCTCTACAGCTTTTTGATTGTGCAACGGGCGTGGGGTAACGCACGAAAAAACGCGGTTTCAAACGGGGTAATAGGACCCTGACAACGAAAAGAGGTGAGTAAATGGCCAAAGACGGAACAAATCGTGGAGGTGCCCGTATCGGTTCTGGTCAAAAGAAGAAGCCACTTGCTGACAAAATAGCAGAGGGAAATCCCGGTAAAAGAAAGCTTGAAGTCGTTGACTTTAAAAATACTGCTGACCTTAAGGGACAGGAAATGCCGCAACCAAGGGGCATGCTCTCAGCGGTACAAAAGGACGGGAAAACCTTGTTGGCCAGTGAAATCTATGAGATTACATGGAAATGGCTAGAGGAACGGGGATGTGCCCATCTGGTGCTTCCACAGCTTTTAGAACGCTATGCTATGAGCGCTGCAAGATGGATACAGTGTGAGGAAGCAGTGACTGAGTTTGGCTTTCTTGCCAAACACCCAACCACTGGAAATGCAATTCAAAGCCCTTATGTGGCTATGAGTCAAAACTTTATGAGTCAGACAAATAGACTATGGATGGAAATATATCAGATCGTTCGTGAAAATTGTGCTACAGAGTATTCCGGGTTAAACCCACAGGACGATGTGATGGAGCGATTGCTATCTGCCCGTAGAGGAAAATAAAGATGAGGAGATGTGAAATGAGTAAAAGATATTTAACAGCAGAAAGTGTATGTGCAGGACATCCTGATAAACTATGTGATACGATTGCAGACAGTATCTTGGATGCATGTTTACTTAAGGATAAAAGTTCACGAGTAGCTTGTGAGGTCTTAGCGACACATGAAAAGATTATCGTAGCGGGCGAAATCTCCTGCAACGAGAAGATTGAATTTCAAGATATTGTTGAAAGTGTATTAAATAAAGTTGGATATGATCCACAAGATTTTTCAATTGATATTTATGTACAAAAACAAAGTGTAGATATTGCTCAAGAACGTGAACGAGAATTGAGGAATCGTTATAATCGTAAAAAGAACTATATGAAGCTCCAATGGAGATTAAACATAAATGG